AAAAGATTCATAATACAAACCTTTACAAATTACGCAAAATTTAAAATTACTTTAATTCTTTAATATTAATAATTTAACAAACCTAACCAAATCTAATAAAACTATGCAAAACGCATCACTTTGAGTACGATATTGAGTACAGTTATTTTTTTAACAAAGTGTACTCAATGTTAAGTGATACGAAAATAAAATCATTAAAGCCCGCTGAAAAAATTTATCGCGTTCTTGACTCAATGGGATTGTGTATTGAAGTCCGCCCAAATGGTCGAAAGTATTGGAGATATCGTTACCAATGGGAAAAGAAATCTACGACTTTAGGTCTCGGTGAATACCCTAATGTTTTATTAGCTGAAGCTCGAAAAAAACGAGATGATGCTAAAACTCTTATTTTAAGTGGTGTTAATCCGTTAAGCGAAAAAAAATCTAAAGAAAATACAGAAAAAATAACAACCTTTAAATCAATTGCTCAAGAATATAGAGACGAGCACTTAAAAAATAAATCAGAACGCTACATCAATCAGTTTAATACATCAATGCAAAAAGATGTATATAAGGTAATTGGTGATAAGGATATTAGAACTGTTACATCTGCCGACATTCTTCTAATTCTAAAGAACACTACTAAACGAGTAAAAAGACAAAAAAATTACGGCACAGGTGAGTCTACAGCACTTCAAAATAAACAATTTATTGGAGCTGTGATCCGCTATGCAATTATGACTTTACGTACAGAGTATGATCCTACTCAAGCCGTTACTGGGGTAATCAAGCGCCCACCTATTGAACATGCAAGACCTCTTACTAAAGAGGAGAAAAAGCAAGTAAGAACAAATCTTGAAAACTACAATGGAACAGAGACAGTTAGAAATGCAGGAATGATACTTTTATATGCAATGTTACGCACAATCGAAATTAGACGGTTGCTCTGGGAATGGGTAGACTTCCAAGAAAAAACAATTACCTTTCCTAAGAATGCCATGAAAAAGAATCGTATTCATATTTTACCTATGTCTTCTCAAGTTTATGAGGTTCTTCAACGGCAACATAAAATTTCAAATAACCGAGAATTTGTTTTTCCTGCAGTTTACAAATCTGTAGGCATGTTGAGTGCCTCTACTCTAAATAGGATGCTTGAATATGTAGGGTTGAATAATGTTTCAGCACATGACTTCCGCGCCACAGCCTCCACTTCGCTCTACGAGAAAGGATATGAAGAGGCATGGGTTGAGAGACAGTTAGCTCATGCGGAATCTAATAAAACTAAAGCCTCGTACGATCATTCGAAGCATCTTCAGCAACGCCGTAAGATGATGCAAGATTGGGCAGATATTGTTGATGGGTGGAGAGATTTATGATTCCACATACCCAACCTATCTACTGTGTTTTATTCACGTGAATTTTAATGTATTCTGTAGCTGATCACTTGAAGAAGGGTGATCGATAATAAGATGGTGGATGTTTAGTGCTCCCTGCTTCGTGCAGGGATTTTTTTTGCTTCATATAAAGCTACTTTCATACATGATGCGCAATTTTTATTATTGTTTTGGCGAAAATGTCATTACGGTTTTGCTTTTTTAATAGTTTTTATTCCAAAATTATTCCTAAGGAAAAGCCTTGTTTAAAAGCTTTATTCTTCACATCATTCAAAGCACTACACACGTTGAATTTGGCTACTGTATCAATAATCCATAGCGTAATTTCTTTGCCCTGCCCTGACTCATGTTTTAAGAGTTCAGGGCAAGGTACAATCAGATTAGCTAGAATCGTCGGTGATAAGTGAGTTGATGTTGCGCAAGCCGTCATCATCAATACAGACAGCACTATGTATACTACAAAACAAATTAAATAGTTTGCATGATTAATCAAAAGCTGCTAAGCTGCTTTTGTATTTTTTGGTAAACTTTAGGTCAGATTGTGAAAAACATTGAGTCTTTCAAACTAGGTGAGTTGTTCTGTGGTCCAGGAGGAATCGCGCTTGGTGCTAAATCAGCTCTTCACAATAAATTTAAAGTGAAGCATGTATGGGCAACAGACTATGATGCTGATACCTGTAATACTTATGCAGAAAATATATGTGATGGAAACAAGTCATCTGTTATATGTGAAGATATTCGAAAACTTGATATTGAAAAATTAAAGTCTATTTCCGATATTGATGCATTGGCATTTGGTTTCCCGTGTAATGATTATAGTGCTGTAGGTCAGAAAAAAGGTATCAATGGTGAGTTTGGTGCACTCTACAAGTATGGTGTTAAAGTACTTGAAGAATTTAAGCCTAAATGGTTTTTAGCTGAAAATGTTGAAGGATTATCATCATCTGATGACGAAGGTGCTTTAAAGAAAATTCTACAGGATCTGTTTGAAGCTGGGTATTCAGTTTATCCTCATCTTTATTCATTTGATAAATATGGTGTTCCTCAAGCAAGAAAAAGAATAATAATTATAGGTATACGTAAAGATATTAATGTCCGTTTTTACCCACCATCACCTGCATCATTTGCAAATATAGATACAACTTGTCGTAATGCAATTGAAAACCCACCAATCCCCTTGTCTGCTAATAATAATGAGTATACAACACATACAAAATCTGTAATTGAAAGATTGAAATATATCAAGCCTGGTGAAAATGCATTTACAGCAGATATCCCATCACATCTTCAACTGAATGTTAAAGGCGCAAAAATAAGCCAGATTTATAAACGATTAGATCCAAATAAACCAGCATACACAGTAACCGGTAGTGGTGGTGGTGGTACTCATATGTATCACTGGAGTGAGCCACGAGCTTTAACCAATAGAGAACGGGCAAGATTGCAAACTTTTCCTGATGATTTCAAATTCATGGGATCAAAAGAAAATGTTAGAAAGCAAATTGGTATGGCTGTCCCAAGCAAAGGTGTGCAAATTATAATCGAAAGTTTATTTAAGTGTTTGGCAAATGAACAATATGAAAAAATTGAGTGTAGTATAAAACCTCTTATTCATTAATTTAATTAAGAGAAGTACTATGACTCCGGAAGAAAAAAACCTTTTTAATAATTATCCACAACTTACTTTGACCCTTCTTAAGCAGACAGGTGATGAAACTGGTGAAAAATCTGGACCCAACTGGGGACAAAGAGATAATCGTGAAGGTGATGAAATGTATATTCCGTTACCTTCACGGGAACAAAATACAGGTTTTTTCCCAAGCACTGGTGAAAATTTCACTGTTACGACAATTGATAATAAAGTATTCAATTGTGTTCGACAGCAAACTGATGGAAAAGCCATCACCACAGTTGGTGATATATCTTTATTAGGTCGGTATATAAGAGAGAAAATGGATATCGGACAATTTGACCCTGTAACTAAGAGTGATTTAGAAAATTACGGCAGAACAGATGTAACCTTTTATAAAAAGTCTGATAAAAATTTTGTTATGAGTTTTGAAGTGCCTGTTGAAGATTAATCTATAAATTAATCAAAAAATAAAGCCCTCATTTGAGGGCTTTATTTTTGTAACATTTTGCCAATACACTCCAAACACTAAATACAACAAAAACATTGAGTTATTATTTTTAAAAATTTTGGCCACTCTTATTTTTTAAGTTTGGCCAAGTAATATTTTGCCAATCAATTAGAGGACCATGACTCACTTAATCGCCGTGCATCAGCTGCGTGTTCATCAGCTGCTTTTGCCACTGTTCGATATTCTGTGATGCAGTTTTCGAGTATGTCATTGTTGGTATTGGTGTACTCAATGATGGTTTCTCGGGAACCTGTGGACATACGGCTGTTTGCAATTTTGAGTTGCTTTGACAGGCTGTTAGCACTAGCAGTAGCGGAATCAGCATCAATTTGAATTTGTTTGATTTTAGCATTGTAATTTTGCTCAGCTTTTAGAAGTTGATCTGACCATTGTTTTTCTTTGACTGCTGCATCGGCTTTGGCTTTAGCAATCTCTGCTTGTTGAATAATTTCAGCTTGTTTGAATTTTTCAATCTGCCCTGTTTTGTTATTCAGCAAAGCTATACAAATAAGCAATAAAAAAGCGAGAAGTCCGATTAAGATTTCTCGCCATGCTTTTACAGCTAAATATAGATAGGTCATTTTAAGAATAACTCCATTTCAGCCTTGCGACGTTTTACAAGTCCATTGAGAACTTTACCCCCTGCTTTGTTCCAACGCGGAAATTCAGCAGCCGTACCTTTGTAGTCTTTGGTATTTAGTTTTTTGAGCAACGTTGAGCTTGCTAGGTTCGTTTCACCCAAGTTGTAAGTAAATGAAACCAGAGCATCGAATTGATTTTGTGTGAGTGAGACTTTGACCAGCTTATTGATAGCATTTTCAAAAGTGACTAAATCATTACGAAGATATTGTTCAGCTTGAGCCTCAGTACAAGCATCGCCTTTTTTAACTCGAATGCCATTCGGATATTTGATTGTGCCAAATCCAATGGTCCATACACCCACACCGTCGTCATAAGCTTTGAGTCGCAAGCCTTCAAAGCTTTTGATTAAGTTGATTCCTAAATTACTTGTTTTCACGGCAACTTGCCTCCCGATATCACTGCTTTCCAAATCAACACAAATGTATCGATCGCTTTACCACCTAAATGTCCTGCCATGCCTGCAAGTACTCCAATCAATACCAACGGCATATCCCAATAAATACACAATAGAACTGTGATAATTCCTGCGAATGCAGAGACAATTAACTCACCGAAAAGTCGCATAAATATCTCCTTCAACGGCTTGGGTTCTTTTGATTGATTTAGCCTGCGAATGAAGGCGACTAATCCTCCTAGCATTGCTAAAGCAATCATCCACCCGTAAGTAATGAGACCAGTAACAATCTCTTTTAATGTTTCTTTATCCACAAAACCTCCAAATTTTGGCAATAAAAAAGCACCCCGAAAGATGCTTTATGGTTGAAAACTTTAACTATCAGCAGTTGCCTGTGTGATTCGTGATGAATAGTTCCACGAAGTCGGCTTCCAAACGTCCCTTGCTGCAACACGCACATAATATGTGGTCGTTGATTGCAAGCCTGTAATCGTGCAAGCATTTTCGGTACCTGTCCAACGTGCTGCAGTTGTATCAGGATCAAAAATTGCATTGGTACTAATCCACACTTGGTAATCTTTTAGATCCGGCACTTCACTTGGAATCCAAGTCACTGTGATCGAATCTGCAGTGGCAGAGGTGTAGACGTTCAACAATTGTGGTGGCACTGGATTACTGATATTCAACTCAGCAAATGTGCTGATAATCGAACCATTTTTACTTGTGACACGTACTGTATAAGCACGTTGAATACCGTCGATTTTCGCTTCATCCATACTGTATGAATAATCTGTATTCGTCGTTTCAACTGTTCGAAGTAATACACCATTAGACCAAATTTGAACAACATAACCCGTTGCACCAGCTGCACTTTGCCATTGGACTTTAAAGCTCATTCCTTCAAATGCAGACTGAAGTGATAAGCCTTTGACACCAGCTGGACGTCCACCATTGATGGTGTAACTGTAGGCAGTCACTTCATCCAAGGTTTCTTCTTTTTGCTCAAGGCCATTAAAGCTGGTGAACTTCAAATAAACCTCTTTGCCAATCATGTTCGGATTAAAATCGTACTCAAA